GAAGGTGATGATTAGCCACATCAACGATCTGGATCGCAAGATGCGGTCGGCTCAGTTTAACCTCGACCAGCTAAACGTGGGTCGTGAAGCGTTTGTAAACATGCTTACGGCTTCTTTGGATCAAGCCGAAGAGTGATGGAGTGGCGCTGCGCAGGCAGTGGTTGATAGCACCCCGCAGGATGTGAAGGACGCAGCATAATACATGGCAACCCTAGAACAAATTCGTACAGCGGCTGAAAGTGATCTTGTCACCTTTATTAAGCTTGTTGCACCAGAGCAAGTTCTAGGGCAATGCCACGAGGATGTCTGTAACTGGTGGACACGTCCAGATTCTAAGAGCCACCAACTCCTTCTGTTCCCACGAGATCACGGAAAGTCAAGACTAATTGCTTATCGTGTCGCATGGGAGTTGACAAAGAACCCAACTTTGCGTATACTATACATATCAGCTACTGCTAACCTTGCAGAAAAGCAACTTGGGTTTATCAAAGGTATCCTTACTTCTGAGACTTACCGTCGTTACTGGCCTGAGCATGTCAACGCAGACGAAGGTAAACGGACTCGTTGGACTAACTCAGAGATTGCTTTAGATCATCCTTTACGTAAGAAAGAGAATGTTCGTGACCCTTCTGTCTTTACTGGTGGCCTCACTACTTCCCTTACTGGCATGCACTGTGACATTGCAGTTCTTGATGATGTTGTTGTTTACGAAAATGCCTACACTGGTGAAGGCCGTAACAAAGTAAAAAGCCAATACTCTCTTTTGTCATCTATCGAAGGTGCTGATGCAAAAGAGTGGGTGGTTGGCACACGGTATCATCCTGCTGATCTTTACAACGATCTTCTTCAAATGACTGAAGATGTATTCAGCAAGGATGGTGACAAGATTGGTGAAGAGAATATCTACGAAATATTTGAAAGACCAGTAGAGGATCGTGGTGATGGTACGGGTCAATTCCTCTGGCCTCGTTCTCAACGCAAGGACGGTAAGTGGTTTGGGTTTAACATGCAGGTTCTGGCTAAGAAACGTGGTCAGTACTTAGATAAAGGTCAGTTCAGGGCGCAGTATTACAATGACCCATCTGACCCAGACAATGTTCCTGTTGGTTCTGACAAGTTCCAATACTACGAACAAAAGCACCTACGCCAGGAAAACGGTTACTGGTACTTCCGTGACAATCGTCTGAATGTCTTTGCTGCTGTTGACTTTGCTTTTAGTCTTAGCAAGAAAGCTGACTACACTGCAATTGTTGTCATTGGTATTGATGCTGACAATAACGTTTATGTTCTTGATATTGATCGTTTTAGAACAGACAGAATTTCTGACTACTTTGAGCACATCCTACATCTATCAAACAAGTGGTCATTCCGTAAGATGAGAGCAGAAACAACCGTAGCTCAGATGGCTATTGTTAAGCAGCTCAAAGAACTAATCAAGCAGCATGGTTTGTCAATCAGTATTGAAGAGTACAGACCCAACAAAAACCAAGGTAACAAGCAAGAACGTATAGCTGCTGTTCTAGAGCCTCGTTACGATAACATGGGTATCTGGCACTACCGTGGCGGTAATACTCAAATCTTAGAAGAAGAGTTGTCATCTCGTAACCCTCCGCATGATGACGTTATTGATGCTCTAGCTTCTGTAGTAGACATGGCTGTGAAACCTGCACGTTCTGTTCGTAGACAGAAAAGCAATGTTGTCCAGTTCAATCAAAGATTCGGTGGAGTTAGCTTCTAATGGCTGGAACAAATATTGATCTTGACATGCTTCTTGATCCTCACAGCATGGCCGTTGAGATTTCGCAGCAATGGACTGACTGGAACAATGCTCGTCGTCAGAAGATCGAAGAGTGGAAAGAACTTCGTAACTACATTTATGCTACTGACACTCGGACCACTTCGAACAGTAAGCTGCCTTGGACCAACAGCACCACCACACCAAAGCTGACACAGATTGCAGATAATCTTCATGCAAACTACTTTGCTGCTTTGTTCCCTCAGAAACGGTGGTTCCGGTTTGAAGCTAACGACCAAGAGTCCGACACAAAGAACAAGCGTGACGTTATTCAGTCGTACATGCAAAACAAGATTCGTCAGTCGGACTTTGAGAACACTGTAAGCCGTATCCTGAATGACTACATCCAGTATGGTAACTGCTTTGCTACGGTTGACTTTACTCGTGACTACATCGAAATGGATGGCGAGATCATTGTCAACTACGTAGGACCAAAGCTAGTTCGCATTAGTCCTTTTGATATCTGCTTCAATCCTCTAGCCCCTAACTTTAGTGAAAGCCCGAAGATCATTCGGTCTATTGTCACTCTAGGTGAGATTGCCCGTAAGATAGAAGAATCAGTAGACAATGCCTACATGGCAGACGTTATGGATAAGATGATGGTCAACCGGACATCGACCGTTATCCAAGACGTAGATGTAACAAAATCACAAGGTTTTATTGCTGACGGTTTCTCTAATATCAAAGAATACTACGACTCGAACTACGTAGAAATCCTTACGTTCTACGGTGACATCTACGACAAAGACACCAAGACTTTCCATAAGAACCGTGTCATTACTGTTGTTGATCGTGCTTACGTTTTGTCAAATGAACAGAACCCTAGCTGGTTGGGTAAGTCTGCTGTCTTCCACGCTGGCTGGCGGGAACGTCCTGACAACCTGTATGCAATGGGGCCTCTGGATAACCTCGTAGGTATGCAGTATCGCATCGACCACCTTGAGAACCTCAAGGCTGATGTGTTCGATCAGATCGCATATCCCATCATGAAGATTCGTGGTGACGTAGAGGACTTTGACTTTGAGCCTGGCTCTCGTATTTACATGGGTGAAGAGGGTGACGTAGGTTACCTGATGCCAGACTCGACAGCTTTGAATGCAGACTTCCAGATCCAGAACCTAGAAGGTAAAATGGAGATGATGGCTGGTGCACCTCGTGAGGCTATGGGTATCCGTAGTGCAGGCGAGAAGACAGCCTTTGAGGTCCAGCAGCTTATGACTGCAGCAGGCCGTATCTTCCAACACAAGACAGCCCACTTTGAACGTGTGTTCCTTGAGCCTATCCTGAACGCAATGCTTGAGGCTGCTCGTCGTAACATGGACTATGCAGACACTGTTCGTGTCCTTAACGAAGACTCTGGTTTGTTTTTCTTTGAGCAGATCACCAAAGAAGATATCAAGGCAAACGGTAAGATTGTTCCTATGGGTGCTCGTCACTTCGCAGAACGTGCACAACGCATCCAGAACCTGACACAGCTTTACCAGATTAAGTTGTCAGACCCCACCATTGCAGCACATATGTCGGGCAAAGAGTTTGCTCGTATCCTTGCTGACGAGCTTGGTGAGCCTGCGCTGTTTGGTGAGAACATTACCGTTGTTGAACAACTGCAGACCCAGCGTGTAGCAACCGAAGCGCAGGTCCAGTATGAAGAAGAACAACAAGTAGCAATCGAACAAGGTCTGTAATGAAAGCATCTTGGTTTAAAGAATGTAAGACTAAGGAAGACAAAGAGCAGGTCCGTAAGCTCCTATACAGCAACAAGGAAGGCTTTGACCGACTCAAGGATATCCTAGAGCCTATGCTCAAGGAGGCCCTCCCTACAGCCGACTACGACAGCCCCTCGTGGGCATACAAGCAGGCTGACAGGATTGGGTATAACCGAGCACTAACCACGGTGCTTGAACTTATCAACTTAGACAAGGAATAGATTATGGTATTTACTGACGGGACTGCAACCGCACAGACCGAGCAGAACGCAGAGCAGACGCAACAAGAAGCCACACCACAGGAATCTTACTTGCAGAAACTCGTAGAGGCAAAGGGAGATAACTGGAAAGACCCTGAAGTACTCGCCAAAGGCAAACTAGAAGCTGATGGCTATATCAAGACTCTCGAAGAACAATTAGCTCAAATGCGAGAAGACTTGAAGAAACAAGAGTATCAGGCCCAAGTTATCGAACAACTCCAGAATAAGGCCGCTGACTCTACCGCAGCGAAGAATGGAGTGCCCAATGATAACGGTAGCGCCGAGGCACAGAACACCACTGGTAACCTTAGCGAGGAAGACCTGAAGAGCCTTGTTGAAAAGACACTGGCTCAACGTGAGAAAGAAACTTCTGTCAAACAGAACCTATCTCAAGTTGACAAAGCACTGGACGATATGTTTGGCACTGAAGCCTTATCCGTTGTCCAGAAGAAAGCACAAGAACTTGGTATGTCCATTGAACGTATGCAGGACATTGCCGCAGAAAGCCCTAATGCCTTCTTTGCTTTGATTGGTGAGAAACCGAAGCAGCCTATGAATCCTATGATCCAAGGTTCGGTTCGCACTGAGGGTGTCAATATGCAAGCCTCGGCAGAACGGGACTGGTCCTACTACCAGAAACTTCGTCGGGAAAACAAAAACCTCTATTACACTCCGAAAATCCAGCAGCAATTAATGGAAGACAAAATGCGCTTGGGTGATAAATTCGGTCTGTAACAATTTGGAGTAAATACAATGGCTGGTAACACTAGCGCAATTAACTACCTGACTCGTTCTGATGTATGGGGTCAGGAACTGAAAGAACTGCTGCGTGATGAGATGCAGGCACAACGCTATGTGCGTATGCTTGAGGGTTTCCCTGATGGTGACACCTTCCACATCCCGCAGATTGGTGCAACCACTGTGCGTGACTACACCGAAGATAATGCTGTTGTCTACGATCCGCTGGCAACTGCAGACTTCACCTTCACCATCAGTGAATACCTGGCAAGCTCGACCTACATCACCAAGAAGGCTGAGCAGGATCTGTTCTACGCAAACGAGCTGATGAGCCGTTTTGTTCCTGAACAAGAACGTGCCATCATGGAGCACTTCGAAACTACTACCTTTGCTGCACCTGAAGTTGGTGTGTCGGCAAACTCGGCTGAAGCAATTGATGGTATTGCTCACCGTATTTCGGGTGGTAACGGTGGTCGTATTGAGCTGGCTGACTTTGCCTATGCTCGTTATGCCCTGAAGAAAGCCAATGTGCCTGATCAGGCCATGGTTGCTATCGTTGATCCTTCGGTAGAGTTCACCTTGAACACCCTGTCGAACCTCGTCAACGTCTCGAACAACCCCAAGTTCGAAGGCATCGTTTCGGCTGGTGTTGCAACTGGTATGCGTTTTGTAGCCAACGTGTATGGCTTCGACGTGTATACCTCGAACTACCTGCCTGACAACACTGACTCGGCTCTGGCTGAACGTGATGGCTCGACCACCAACGACTTCTCGTCGAACAACGGTAAGGTCAACATGTTCTTCTCGGCAAATGCTGTAGCCAACCCGTTTGTTGGTGCATGGCGTCAAATGCCTGAAGTGGACTACGAGTACAACAAAGACTACCAGCGTCACGAGTACGTCACTACTGCTCGTTATGGTGTCAAACTGTACCGTCCCGAAGGCATCGTGCGTATTGCAACGAACCCTGACGTGTAATGACAAAGGGAGGGGGGCTTCGGCCCCCTCCTACTTTTCTCTTGACGACTATTGATTATTGGTGTATAATATCTTTAACCTTGGCAGGGGCTATAGTATATCTACCCTATAGGAGCTACGTATGGCTAACGTAAACCACTCAACACTCACTGATCCTTACCTACATGAACCTAAGGGTGTTGCTTCGGCTACTTCTGGGGCTGTCTATATTGCGGATGGTGCTGGTAGTGGTGACTGGACGCAAAGCCATCGTCACGTAGGTGGGTTTATCACTTTCTCAACGAGTAGTCCGTATACTCACTCAACCACCACATCTGACACTGTATTAAACCCAACATTTACTCTGGTTGACAACAACGGTTTCACCGGCTTGTCATCTCCTAATGCCCGTATTCGTTATAATGGTTCTGAGGACATTTCTGCTGCAATTACGCTTACTGCTTCTATCCAACAATCTTCTGGTGGTGACAGACAGGTAGAATTAGTTATCTATAAGAACGGTTCTGCTTTGGTTGGTAGCCGAGTTATTGCAACTGCTGCGACTGGTGCATGGAATCAGATAACGTCAGCTTTCAACACCACACTATCAGCAAACGATTACATCGAAGTGTTTACTAGAGCAGATTCTTCGGCTACCATTAACTTTGCTTCTGCTTACCTACGTATTACAGGGGTGCCGAGCTAATGAAGACTACCCTGCTTCAGATCGTTCAGTCTATTCTTTCGGATATGGACTCAGAGGATGTCAGCAGCATCACTGATACAATAGAGGCTCAGCAGATTGCTTCTGTTGTTGAGGACACTTACTACAACATTATTGCTGCCCGTGAAATCCCAGAACATAACAAACTTTTGTCACTTGTTTCTCCTTCTGATGCAAACAAGCCTACACACTTTAGCTACCCTACTGATACCAAGACAATCAAACGTGTTGAATACGATGTAAGTCCTGACTCCAATAAAGACTTCCGTGAAATTCAGTGGGTAGATCCAATTCTGTTTTTAGAACGTATGGATGAAAATGGTCTTTTAGTAGAGACATACAACGAGAGTGTCCAAATCTTTGTCAACACTGACGCAGCTCCTCGCTACTACACCTCGTTTGATGACAACTACATCATCATGAATTCATACGATTCAAACGTAGAGACTTACCTAAAGGCAAATAAGACTCGTGCTTTTGGTTCTGTTTATCCTACGTTTACTCAAGAAGACAGTTTCGAACCTGACTTAGACAACACACTCTTGCCTTACCTTTTAGCTGAAGCTAAGTCTACATGCTTCTCTTTGTTTAAGGGTGGTTCTGATCCTAAGGTAGAGCAGGCAGCTCGTCGTTTGAAGTCTTACGTTCAGAACGATATGCACAAATCTGTTCGTCCTAACAAGCGTACCCATTACGGGAGAAAATAATGGTTGAGTTCTTCCATGACACCGAAAACCAGAGGTGTGAATGTAAGACTGACAAACTCACCACCAAAGTTCACATCGAAAAAGAACTAGGTGGATATCGTTTCTTTGTCATTCGTTTCGAAAAAGGTAATGTTCCTGCTGAACTGGACGGACGATACTCTAGTATGGGTCAAGCTCAGAAGGCAGTAGAGAAGTACCTTAGAAATAAAAAGCAGTCTGTCTCAGCAAGACGCAAGTCTTTCGGTGATGACTTCGAAAAGCGTAAGAAGGTAAGAGATGCCGCAAAGTCTAACACAGAAAGCAGTTAACAACTTTGTCCGTGGCCTTATTACCGAGGCTGCGGAACTTACGTTTCCTGAGGGTGCATCAGTAGACGAGCTTAACTGTGACCTTCGGCGTGATGGCACTCGTCGTCGTCGTCTAGGTGCTGAGATAGAGGAAGGTGCTGTCCAATCCAGTTTTACCATTAATGATTCTGACCGCATTAATTCGGATACATGGGTCAACGTAGGTGGTAATCCAGAACTTGAGTTCTTAGTTGTCCAGCATCAAAACACACTTTACTTCTACAATAAAGCAGACACTCCTTACTCTGCACAAGAGAAGGCTAATTCTGTTGATTTAAGTTCTTACGAACAGGCTGGATCTTCTGGAGCAGAGAACAGTGATTGTCAGTTTGCCTCCTTGAAAGGTAAGCTTGTTGTTTCTTCTCCTAACATCAACACCATACTCATTGAATACGATGATGTCACAGATACCTTCTCTGTCACTCAGATTGATTTTAAAGTCCGTGACTTTGAATACCAAGGTAACACTGAGGATTACTTAAAGAAGACTACTGGTACTACAGCCACAGATGCTCGTATCTACGACACATTGAACAGTGGTTGGGCTGAAGAAAACATTGGTAATAACTCATTCAATGCTTTGAGTATTTACCGCTTTCAGGATGCAAACAAGTACCCTTCCTTGACCCTCCCTTACTATTCAGGTAAGAGCAGTTCTGGTCAATTCGACCTTACGACTTACGAACAGGTTGGCGGTGGTACAAGTCTTTCAGGCAATGGCCGTTACATCCTAGACTTCTTTAATCAGAACCGTCAAGCTGCCGTATCTAATGACGGTGGTGCTTATGGCTTTAGCATTGGTACTGGTCTAAACAAAACAATCACAACTCGTTTTTCTTGTGTTGAGTCTTTTTCTGGTCGTATCTTTTACGCTGGCCTTGGTTCCTCTGAGGATGGCGGTAAGATTCTATTCTCAAAACTTATCGAAAACGACAGAGACTTCGGTGCTTGTCACCAAGCTAATGACCCAACCAGTGAATACTATAGTGATCTTCTTGATACTGATGGTGGTGTCATAGACATCCCTGACGCAATTAATATTAAGAAGTTGTTTGCTTTGCAGTCGTCCATCTATGTATTCGCAGAGAATGGTGTTTGGCAGATCAATGGTGTTGATGGTGTGTTCAAAGCTACTGCCTATGCAGTAAGCCGTGTGTCTCGTGTAGGTCTACTTTCTGCTGGTTCTTTTGTAGCTGCAGAGAATGCCCCATTCTGGTGGTCACGGTTTGGTATCCACACCCTTACGTCTGATTCTGTATCTGGTGTTGGTCAGGAACAGAACCTTACTATTTCTACTATTCAAACATTTTGGGATGCTATTGGTTATGACGAAAAGCTAAAGGTCAAGTCTGTCTACGATAGTATTAACAAACGTATTTACTGGGCTTACCCTGATAACGGTGAGACAAGACAGGCAAAGATTAACAACATTCTTATTCTTGATATCCCACTTCAAGCTTTCTATCCTTGGCGTATATCTGACTATCCCACCGTGCCCCTTGACTATGTTGTTGGCTTAGCCTTCTACTCAGGGTATGGTGCAAAGCCACTTGAGCTTGATGTTACTACCTCTGCTGGTGGTGACGTGGTTACGTTAGACTACCAAAACGTAGACTTTACGTATACCGCAGGGAGTGCAACAGGTACTATAACTTTTAATGTGGACTCTCATTCTTTGTCAGTAAGTGACTCTGTTACTTTTGCAAACTTCTCTCAAGTATTCAGTGGTCCTTTTGGGTTAAACCCTGATTTTGATTCCAGTAATCTGAACAGTGGTACGTATACTGTTACGGCAACAACAGCAACTTCTTTCACTGTGAGTATTACTTATGAAGATGTTGCATCCTTTGACGGTAGCCTTAGTACTCCACAAGATGCTACGGATCAGACCTACAATGGAATAGAATTAGGTTCATTAGTTGATGATGTTGTTTCAACCCAGGTATCCACGTTTAACACGGGTGACGCAGCAATCGTCTTACTGGTAAGAGACAGAATTAGTGATACTACTGGTAAGCTAGTCATGGGTGGCTTCACAAGCAAAAGCTTCTTAGACTTTGGTATAGCGGATTATTCTTCATATGCAGAGACTGGGTATGATTTCGTAGGTGATCTTGTCACAAAGAAAAACACCCCTTACCTTGTTGTCTACTCACGCTTGACAGAAGAAGGTTTTACTGGTAACGAAGTTTCTGGATATGAAACTGTGAGGCCCTCTTCCCTACTCGTATCTACTGCTTGGGACTTTAAGGAAACCTTCTCTACAGGACAACAAGCTTATCGGCTTAAATATCCTGTTGCTGTTAATCCTAACGATCTTACCGAGTTTGACTATCCAGATTCTGTTGTCACAACTCGTTTGAAGATTCGTGGTCATGGTCGTTCCATGCGTATCCGCTACGAGAGTGAGCAAGGTAAAGACTTCTTGCTTTTGGGTTGGGGTATCATCCAAGGTAGGAACCCTAGATACTAATGACAAACGCCTTTACTTATCAACGTGAAGATTTCTACACAGTAAGACAAGAGGTTGACGAACTATTCTACAAGCACTGGCTTGAGATTGCTGTCAACAAAGACAAGATAAAGCTTAATCCTGACTGGGGGTTTTACGAAGCTTTATACAACGCTGGCTACTTAGGTATATATACCGTAAGACATAACCAGAAACTTGTTGGCTACTTCATAGTTATAGTTAAGAGTCACCCACATTACCAAGACCACTTATTTGGTGTCAATGATATTATTTACATTGACCCAGACTATAGAAAAGGTCTTGTTGGTTTTAAGCTTATCAAGTTTGTAGAGAAAGACCTAGTAAATTTTGGTGTATCCGTCTTGTCTGTCAACACCAAAGTACACAAACCTTTCGATGCAGTCTTAGAAAGACTTGGCTTTGATCTTGTCGAAAGAGTTTACACAAAGTATATCGGAGAATAAACATGGCCATTACTTCTGCTGTCGTTGCAATTGCAGGTACAACTTACTCAGTTGCCCAAGGACAGAAGGCTGCTAAAGCGCAACGTGCGGCAGCAGGCAAGCAAATCGAAATGCAGCAACAACAGGCTGCTCGTGAACGTCGTTCTGCTATTCGTGCCAACATTATCCGTCGAGCACAGCTTCAGGCTCAGGCACAGGCTATGGGTGTGGAAGGTTCGTCTGGTGTCCTTGGTGGTCAGACAAGCTTGTCGTCACAGCTTGGTGCAAACCTTGGCTTTGGTAGCATGATGAGTGGTCTTAGCCAACAGTATACTGGCTTGACTGCTCAAGCTGCAGACTACAGTGCTCGTTCCCAGATGGGTTCTGCTATAGGTGGCCTAGGCTTCCAGTCTGCTCAGTTTGCTATGGGTGGTGGTTACCAAAACTTTGGTGCTAACATGAAGGCTTCTAGTCCTGTTATCTTTCGCACGTAATAAAAGGATTTGATTGTGGCTTCTCCGCTTACTCTTGAAGAACGAATCTCTAATGCAATTACTTTGGCTGAGGAAGCGGAAGCACAGCCAGAGCAGCCCCCTTTTAATCCTGCAAGTCAAGTAGAACTAACCCACTCTCAAGAACTTGCCATTGCAAATAACGAACCTTTCGACACCATTCATGCTGAACGTAGCATTGGCGACACACGAGCAAACACCGAAGCTAAGATCAACAGCACCGACTACAGTGAGACTACTGTAATCGAACAAGGTTATGCTGACAAGCTAACTCCTGCTGAGGTAGCTGAGGCTATTGCTGAACGTCGTTCTAAGAATGAAGACATGAGTATTAGTGAGTATCTGCTTATGCAGAACCTGATGCTTGATGACAACCAAGTAACATCGTATGCAGCCAGAACCCTGACCAACATGGATATCTGGAACCGTCTGGTGCAGAAAGAGTTTGAAGCTAATGACCAGACTGGTTGGTCAAAGCTTGTCACATTCTTGGATGTTAATGTTCTTCGTGAACTTACGATTGGTGCTGTAGAGAATATAACCTTCCGGTCTAATCGTGAGGGTGAAGAAATCCGTCAAGCATTCAACAGCATGAAGCCCTCTGAGTTTGAAGAGTGGGCTAAGGACTACATCGAAGAACGTAAGGCAGAAGGTATCTTCTCGGAAGACTCCATCTGGAACCTTTACAAAGCAGCAAACGATGCAACCTACCTAGGGGACGATCCTCTGGCTGGTGTCAACTTTGTTTTTGGTGCAGCCGACATAGCTACTCTGGGGGCCACAGGGGCTGTTAGAGCCACTGCTAAGGCTGCGGCTAGTACTCCTGCTAAGATCAAGGCACTGGCCAAGGTGCGTCGTCCTGTGGACGCTGTGGCTGTTCTAGGTGACGAGGTACAGGCAGCTAATGTAGCAGGCAAGCTTGTCGATGATATCGGTGTTCAGGTTGACGAAGCTAGTGCAGGACGGACTTTGCCTGCGGATATGGACCCTGTTCCTGGCCCTATCTCTCGCCCTGCTGGTCCTACTGTCCGTGACGTTACCCGTAAGAACACCATCGTAGAAAAGCTCGAAGAGTTTAACCGTCGTGGTTCTTTCGGTGAGTATGTTCCTTACGAGACACTACGTGTAGCTGCTGCAGACATCGCAAAGAATATTGCAGAACGTACCAATGACGTTGTTGTCAATACCTTCCGTATTGCTGACGAAGGATCTGACGACTTCAAGGTTGTCATTCGTATGGGTAAGGATGGCTCTGGTGCTCCGTTCCGTCGCAAGATGGATGCAGAGGCCATTGCAGCTACTGACCCTAGCCTGCGTGTAGTGAAGCGTGAGGAAGGCCGTGGCTGGTTCTTAGAGACAGAAGAACGAGTAAATGTTCTTGGCCTACCGGAAGCTGCAGAGATTATCCAGAAGCCTAACATCTTGTCAGATGCCATGAACAAGGTCTTTGGCGCTGCCACTGTTCGTCTTGGTGAAAAGCTTGGTGCTAAGTTCCTACAGGCAGAAGCTGGTGGTGCTCTTGTCGGTGACATCGTTAAGCCCTACCAGAAAAAGATTGCTAAGGTTAAGGGCCGTGAGCTTGAGAACCTGTCGGACTTCATGACACAACTCCGTGATGGTGAGCTGTCACACATGCGTAAGGCTCCTGACCGTCAGTCCTTCGAGGCTATGTATAAGACCATGTATGGCCAGAAGCCCTCCAAGGCTACCTCTGACGCATACGAAGCACTGCAGGACATCAACGATGCATCTTGGCACATCAAGTCTTCGCAGCGTTTGAAGCGTGTGGTTGCCGAAGGTGGCATCTATGCAGACTTGACAGATGAGTTTGGTGATATTGTCTATCGTGTTGATGGCCAGAAGGTTCGCATCCCTGAAGACGAATTGATCTATGACATCAAGTCGAATAAGAGCCTACGTAAGGATCAGCTAAACCCTGATCAGATCGTATTCAAGATTCCTAACACTTATGTTGATCACCTATACGTCACTGGCGTAAAGAGAACCCGTGTCTTGGAACGTGTTGACGTTATGCCATACAACGTGGGTGGTCCTCGGACTAACTCTGAGTTCCGTTGGTTTGTTGGAGCTACCAAAGAGCAGACACTTGCATCTGGTAACCACATCTCGGCTGGCTTCAAGACTGCCTTGGGTTCCTTCGGCAAAGAGCAAGCGGAGACTGCAGTACGTGAACTTAACACCATTGGTCGTAAAGTAAAGGAATACATGGAAGCCTTTGCTGTTGACGATATTGGTGACTTGACCCTAAGCAAAGCTGACTACGATGAGCTTGGTGATTTGATCCGAGCAAACAACTCTTGGAACAAACACATCACTGACCTTGAAGACTTGCAGAAGTTCTCTGCTAAGTATCGTTTGTCATTCAAGGAAGAGTTCGTAGGCAAGGCTCGTGACGAAAAGGTGTCACTACGTGAAGCAGGCGAAGACCCTGCTGCAGTAGGCTCTAGCTTTGGTGAGACTGTAGGCACTCGCCTGAACATGCGTAGGGGTGACACACCACCAATGGAGTTCGGCGGTAAGATGGCAACCAATGCCAGCCCCATCAGCAACATTGCAGATCAGTTTGGTTCTGAGGTGTTTGGTTATGCTAACCGTGCTGCTTCACAGAATGCCATCGTAGGCTGGGTAAAACTAGCACAGAAATCTGGTGTTGTTGATTTCCCTGCAGGCATCCCAAGTAATGACTACCTGAACCTGTTCCTGAATGGTAAGGTGTCTAAGTCCGGTAAGTTTAATGACGTAGCTGCCCAGCTTCGGGAACAGCAAGATGTAATTAAACGTCGGCTTAACCAACCAACATGGATGAGTGAACGTTGGGAAAGCTTCACCAATGGTGTGACCGAGTTTGTCTTCGAGAAGACTGGCAAGAAGGTAGACTTTGGTGCAGCGGATGCATCAGGTGAGTTGCTGAAGGTTGGCTTCTACTCCAAGTTTGGTTTCTTCAACCCTGACCAGTTTATCCTACAGGGTTTGCACTCGCTGACCATTGCAGCAATCTCGCCTGTAGCTGGAACAAAGGGCCTTGGTTTGTCAACACCTTTGATGGTGATTACAAATTTGAAGAACCCTGCAGCCCGTAAGCTTGCCATTCAACGTCTTGCTAAGGTATCCCCAATCTCTGAGGAAGACCTGACGCTGCTTGTCCGTTACATCGACGAGAGTGGTCGTAATATTGTTGACAACCAGGTTATCGAATTGCAGGCACCACAAAAGTTTGGTGACTCAAGCACTCTTATTGGCAAGGCTCGTCAGGGTGTAGGCACTTTCTTGGATAAATCGACTATCTTTTTTAAGGAAGGCGACCGTGTAACCCGTATGGCTGGCATCAGCACTGCCTTCCTAGAGCACCGTGCTAAGTTCCCCAACATTAATCCTTTGTCACCAGAAGGCAAGCGTTGGATTACCAACCGTGAGCAAGACCTTACCTTCCGTATGACAACACAATCACGCAGCATGATTCAGAGTGGTCCTATGCGTGTGCCTACTCAGTGGTTGACCTTCTCGTTCCGTGCTTTGGAAAACATTGTTGTTGGTCGTAACTTTACGAAGGCAGAACGTTTCCGTATGGCACTGGCCATGGGGCCACTATACGGTTTGACTGGCTTGGGTGCTGGATCTATGGCTGGTTACTTTGTGGAACAGCTAGGTCTTGACCCTGACAGTGAAGACGCAGTGATTGCCTATAACCGTATCAAGTATGGTGCCTTGGATGCAATCCTGTCTAACGTTCTTGGTGTTGAGACTGCCTACGCTACTCGTGTGGCACCTACCGATCAGATCTTTGACACATACAAGAAGTTATTCAGTGATGAGTTCATGACTGTTCTTCTTGGTCCGTCAGGTGAGATTGGTGGTGGTATGGTAGCCACAGCTATGAATGCCTTCAAGGCTATGTTCGGTGGCAGCACTGAGTTTGTCCGTGATGACTTGACACAACTTGTCCGTAACTTGTCAACCGTAGACAAAGCTTACAAGATACAAGAGTTGATTGAGACAGGCAACTACCGTAGTCGGACACATAAGATGGCTGTTCAGGGCCTACCACCACAAGCAGCAGCATCTGTTCTGTTTGGTGCAACCCCTGCACCCGTTCAGAACTACTACGACTACCAAGAAATGGTCTTCAAAGAGAACCAAGAGTTCCGTGACTTCCGTGGTCGTATCAACGAGAAAGCTCGTCTTGCCATTGATCTATTGACAAATGGTGACGAAGATGATATGATTAGGGGAACTAAGCTTTGGGAAGAAATTAACGACACCATCTGGTCGTCTCGCTTCTCAAATGAGCTTAAACTTTCCCTTCAGAAGAATATCGTAAACGCTGGGTCAATCCCTGAGATTATGCGTAATGCTCTTCGTCTGGACCTTGGGCCTGAAGCACAACTTCTTCAACAACAAATTCAATAAGGAATAGATATGGCTGGATTTGCTGTAGATATCGGTGACGAAGGTTCGTCCTTCGAGCAACCCGTAACCATGCCGAGCACCACTGGTCTGGCTGTAGCTGCCCAAGGGTTATCTGATCTTGGTCGTGGTGTCTTTGGTGTTATGAATGCCCAGGCACGAGCATCAAAGCAGTCCGAAGGTTCTATCAACCGACAGCTATACGGCCAGTTGTCACAGTCCCTTGATGGCCTTAAAGGTAAAAGTCCTCTTGAGGTTCGGACTGGTATTAACTCTGCTCTGACAGCCTACACTAATGCTGGTGGTAAGATTGACTCATCTGTCAGTGAGCTTGTCCAGTTGAAAAGTGGTGTTGATATTTCTTACTTGAACTACAACCCACAGCAGGAAGCTGCAGACGCTACCGTTAAGTTCATGCAGGATAACCCTGGCTTGATGTTCAAGGCAGAACGTGATCTTAAAGCTGAAGGTAAACCTTATAACCCTGACGATGTTCTTCGTCTTGCTATGGGTGAAGCACAGACCCTGATGGCTAACGAGGTAGCAATTACTTCTGCTGCTTCTGGTGCCAAAGTAGACTTTGAGAATGATCTTAAACCACAACTCAACACTGCTCTGACAAAGGTTCGTCAGCTTGCCTTCTCCGGTCTTGCTGTAGAACAGCAGGGTGGCAACATTTCACCTGAGTCTCTTGTTCGTCTTCGTTCTGAACTGACCCGCATTAAGGCTACTTACACTAAGCCTTCGTATGTGACAGCAGAACAATGGCAGGGTGTCCAATCGCAGATCGACACGTTGGATCAGCTTCTGACTACCGTAGAGAACTACGACCAAGACATGCTCAACCGGACAAACCTTGAGATCATGGAACCGATCTGGGGTGCATTGCAGAAGCAAGCTAAAGAGATGGCCAAGACAGATCCACTCTTGGCTAAAGCTTTGCTTGATCCTAAAGCTGATTGGTCTGGTTATATCACTAGTAACTACTCAAATATTAAGCAAGCTCTGGAAGGTCTTACCGCAGAAGAAACAGTATACACTGAACTAGACTTTAGTGTATTCGATGAGGCTGTCACACAGGCTGAAAGCACTACGGCACCTGATGGAACCATCTCTGTCACCAAGCTTCCTCCTGCTGATGTAGCTATCCAAAGGGATAGTCTTCACGATACTAATGAGATCGAAAAGGGCCTGCAGTTTGGTGACGTAAAGCGTCGTGATGTTATCAACTTTGGTAACACACGAGCAAACCTTGTCAAACCAGAAGACATGACTAAGCCTGAGCAACGTGACAACTTCTTTGCTGGTGTTGGTCAAAGCACCGTAGCTATTGCAACCTCTAATGTTCTTGTTGGTAAGGACAAACTGGGTAACCTCTTCACTGACGAAGTGTTTGTCAAACTGAAAGAGGCCGAGAAGTTCGATCCGAATGGTGCCAGCTTGGCTAAGGCTCGTATGGCTGATGCACTACGTGCTCAAGCAAACATTGAGATCACAGCTATGACTGGCACACTTGCCGATAGTGCCTTCAAGATTGCTGGTATTGGTAAGGTAGAGTTTGATCTTGATGCAAACCAAGACAGTGTCTTTGCTCTTGATGACAAAGAGAAGGCTACTGTTCGTATCTTTGCCTCGAAGCACTATGGTGGTGATGTTACCGCAATGATTGCTGATCGTGGTCGCCGTATGTCTGCCTTTGATCGTGGTCAGGTAGAAGCTGCAGGCTTGAAGCTTAACTTAGCCTACCAACAATACAGCCAGATCCAACGTCAGACACAAGGCTTGAAATTCTACTCGGACAATCTGCGTCGTCTTGGTGCAGATACCACTAAGTTTGACCAGATGATGATGCAAGAAACTCAAGCGCCTACTCAGGTTCCAGATATTGGTACTCTGAAGAACCCGTGGCAGATTGTGTGGTCAGATAACACAGATGTTGACGAAAAGCTTTTTGAGTCTCTTGATATTGGTGAGTACTTCATCAACCGCAATGGCGATATTGAACAGAAGGTCCGGTGATATGGCAGGCATGTTCGGTGATCGTTCTCGTGTTGTTGTCACTACTGGACAATCCGTTCAGGAACAACAACAACAGGACCAACCTGTAGTAGCACAAGAACGACAAGACTTTGCTGACATCATGGAAGCCCTGGCTCGTCAGGATGCAGCTACTATCGGTGCTCTTCGTGAATCACTAGGCATCACTCAGTCTCGGACTACACCATTTGGGGCAAGACCTGCTACGTCTGCACCAGAAACGTCATTACGCCCACAGCTAAGACCAGAAGCACCTACAGAGTCTATTCGTCCTCAAGCAAGACCAGAGCCTGTTCAGCCTAGCCCAGCCCCACAGGCCATGACAACGGCACCTAGTGCCCTTAACTTTGGTATACTAGACCAAGCACCTCAAGCTCCTGCTGCCTCTGGTGCTGCTCCTACGATGCCAAATCTTCCCGAAATGCAAACCCCGTCTGACCAAGTAGACCCAACTCAACCTGAAAGAACGGTAGTAACAGCAGACCTTACTGGCATTCCAAAAACATTCTTACGTGACTCAAGTGATCGTCCTTTGAATGATGTGCAGAAGGAAAACCTAGCCTTTGCCTACAACCATGCTGTAGCTAATGGACTTGAAGGTGATGAGCTTAACGCTTATATGGCACAGCTTGCCCATGAATCAGCCAGCTTTAAGACTGCAGAAGAATATGCGTCGGGTGCTGAATATGAGAACCGTAAAGACTTGGGTAATACCCAAGAAGGTGATGGCAAACGTTTTAAGGGTCGTGGTTTTATTCAGCTTACAGGTCGGGCAAACTACGAAGCCGCAGGCAAAGAGCTTGGGGTAGATCTTCTAGCTGATCCTACAAAGGTAGCTACCGATAAGAACCTTGCAGCAGATGTAAGTCTGTGGTTCTGGAAAAAGAATGTAAGGCCTCGTGTACAAGACTTTAGCGATACACGGCGTATCACTAAGATCATTAACGGCGGATATAATGGCCTAGAAGATCGCAA